CCTGCCCAAATCCATAATCGGCAAGCCGCAGGAATGGTTTGTATTCGGAGAGGATAACGAACTAAGGCTCAGGACCAGGGCTAATTACAATGGCGAGCCTGTGCCTGATAAAAAATTCCTACTGGTTCAGCATGATGCAACATACAAAAACCCTTACGGCTTTCCGGCGCTCTCAAGATGCTTCTGGCCTGTAACATTTAAAAGAGGCGGCATGAAGTTCTGGGTGATATTCTCAGAAAAATACGGCATGCCGTTTTTGGTTGGCAAGCATCCACGAGGCACAGCACAGACAGAGACAGATAAGCTTGCAGATATGCTTGAAAACATGATTCAGGATGCAGTTGCCGTTATCCCTGATGACAGTTCGGTTGAAATCAAAGAAGCAGGAGGCAAGGGGGCATCGGCAGATATTTATTCAAAGCTTCTTGAATTCTGCAAGGCGGAGGTCTCTATAGCATTGCTCGGACAAAACCTCACAACAGAGGTCAAGGGCGGTAGTTACGCAGCAGCAGAAAGCCATATGCAGGTAAGAAGCGACATCATCGATGCTGATAAAAAGCTCGTTGAAAAGGCTTTAAATCAGCTCATAAAGTGGATTTACGAACTTAACTTCAATTCGTCCTATATGTCTGATTCGTCTTATCCTGGATTCAGCATGTGGGAAGAGGAAGATGTAGACAAAGACCTTGCAGAAAGGGATGAAAAGCTTACTGCCTCAATGGAAAAGTCAAACCTCAGACTCAGCAGAAAATATTACCAGAAGAATTACGGGCTTGAGGATGAGGATATTGAGGAAACGCAGAAGAGCGGCAGCGCGACAGTAGATATGTCCGATTCGTCCTATTCGTCTGATGCCTCTCCATTCCCCGATTAGCAGTCGCTTGACGACGCTATTGACTCAATCACGCCTGAACAATTGCAAGCTCAGATGGAGGGCGCGCTAAAGCCTATAATTGACCTCATCAATGAAAGCGGCGATTACAATGCCGTGATGGAAAGGCTTATAGAGACATATCCTGACATGGATATAAAAGCTATTGAGGATATGCTTGCAAGGGCAATATTCGTAAGTGAACTATGGGGAAGATTAAATGCCTAAACTCCCCGACTTACTTTACGCTATCGGATTGCCTCCGGAAAAGGCGATAGAGTTTTTCAAAAGTAAAGGCTATACCTTCTCGTGGGACTGGTATGATATATGGCAGGAGGCTCATGCAAAGGCATTTACGGTTGCTAAGGCAATGCGGATGGACATCCTTCAAGACATCAGGGATATGGTACAGAAGGCTCTCGATGAAGGGATTACATTTGCACAATTCAGAAAAGAGCTGGAGTCTAAGCTCAAGGCTAAAGGCTGGTGGGGCAGAAAGATCATCGGCGATGAGACCGGCGCGGAGGAAGTGCAGCTTGGCTCTCCGCACAGGCTCAAGACAATCTATCAGACAAATCTCCAGACCGCCTACAATGCAGGCAGATGGAAAGGGCAGATGGAAAATGTTGACAACCGCCCATACCTGCAATATGTGGCTGTCATGGACTCACGAACAAGGCCCCATCACAAGATTCTAAACGGCAAGGTATTCCGCGCTGATGATCCTTTTTGGGATACTCATTACCCTCCGCTTGGTTTTAATTGTAGGTGCAGGGTGAGGGCATTGTCTGATAAAAATATCAAAGACAGGGGGCTTATAGTTGAAAATTCTAAGGGTAAACTTTCAGAGCAAGAGGTCATTGTCTCTAAAAAAACCGGAGAGCTGAAACCTGTAACAGTCTATCGCGACCCTCTCACCGGCGAGAAGATAGCTCCAGATGTTGGATGGAATTATAATCCAGGAAAGGCATGGACACAGCCTTTCACTGTAAGGCCTCTTGCCCCTAAAGAGTTTGAAGGCGGATACAAAACAGTCGGCGCGGCATTCCACAAAAAAACGCCAGTTGAAAAACTGCCTGCAAAGACTCTGACAAAAAACATGCTCCTCAGTCCGCACCAGCAAAGCGGAATGACAGAGAAGGCATATATCGCTGCCTTTTTAAAGGAGTTTAATACAGAGATGGGCAAGCCTGTCGTTTTCAAAGATAAAATCAATGACCCTGTGATAATCTCTGAAGAACTTTTTAAAGACAGACGAAGTGGTAGATGGAAAGTAACAAAAGCAGATAGGGAAGTCTATCTCAGAATGCTTGCAGACACGATTAAAGACCCTGCGGAGATATGGCTTACATGGGTGCAGGGCAAGGATAAAGTAAGGCTCTGCAAAAGATATATCGGCGTATATAAAGACGCTAAAGGCAAAGTTGGAGGCTATGCTGTTTTTGACCTGATAGATGATGCATGGCAGGGAACAACCGTTTATGAGGTTAGAAAGCTTGATTATTTAGATAGGCAGAGGACAGGAATGCTTCTCTATGCAAAAGAATAAACCTGAAGAGCATCGTGCCGGGAAAACCGGTTCCTTGGCGGCCCCAGATAAGGTTGCCTTACCTCTTCAGGTTTCAATTACATTATACCACAAAAAAAGGAGGTGTCAAGATGAGCGAGGGAAAGAAGAAATTAAGTTATCAGGAAAGGGCTGCCCTGGCAGCGGAGATAGCGGATATATTAACCGCCAGGGCCATGGATGACATTTACATTGTGCTGTCTCTTGTGGCTAATTTAGTTTCCAGTGGAAGTTTCAGAATCACAAGCGACTGAATTAACAATGTCTACAGCAACAGATACGGCCTTTTTAAACCCTTCAAGGTTGCGAGGAAAATCCATCGTGCCTACAAGTTCTTTGAAGATGGCTATGGCTGTTGTAATTATCATCTCCTTTTTATCCATCCCTGCTCACCTCCTTTCATGTGATATGGGCAATCACATTATATCAGGAGGCAGGCAGGGATGATTAAAATCACTATTGACGACAGGGAAGTCAAAAAGATGCTCAGAGACCTTGCATCTCGTGTAAAAGACAGGCGTCCCTTAATGCGGGAGATCGCGGAAATCATGCACGATGCAGTTATGGAAAACTTCGAGCAGGAAGGACGGCCTAAGTGGAAGCCGTCAAAGAGGGCACAAAAGCAAGGCGGACAGACCCTGCAAGACACAGGCAGCCTTGCAGCATCCATATCTTCAAGACATGACAACAACTCCGCACAGGTAGGCACTAATAAAAAGTATGCAGCAATACATCAATTCGGCGGCAAGGCAGGAAGAGGTACGAAAGTCACCATCCCTGCAAGGCCATTTCTAAAACTTACTGATAGTGATTTAGAGGAGATTAAAGAGGCGGTTAAAGAGTATTTAAAGCCGCTTTAAACAGCCCCCGAAGTTCTTACAATCCACGATTCCTTATCAGGAGACGCCCCGGAGTTACCGGGGCGTCTCGGCCTTCTACACAGGCACGGCGTTAAACGGCAATGCCTGCTGACTGCTGTCTCCATAATACCGGCGTCCGTAATCAATCACAGTCCGCCTCGCCCGGCCCGCCAATGCCTGTGCAGCCCTCAAAGGCATCATAATGCCGAACTCAATCATCCGGCGCACGGCGTTGCGGATGCTTGCCGAGCTCCTGTTCATCGCCACGGCGATCTGCTGGAAGTTTTCGCCCTTCATTACGCGGTCCCTGACCTCCGGCCACCACGGACGCCTGCTAAACCAGCTTTTTTCTATACGCTCTATGCGCTTGGCTTCGAGCTTCGCACGAAGGTCGCTGATGCGGATGTAAAGCTCATTGGCCTGTTCTGTTTTGGCAAACGCCGCAGCCCGCTCACAACCTCTTAAATCGAAAAAATTAGTGGGTCTTCCACCTTTAGGTTTATTATCATTAATGATAATAAACCTATGTTGTTCGAGAGCCTCTTTATGACGCCGAAATAGCCTTGCCATGCTCATCGCAGGGTCGGCATATCCAAGGCGGGTACCTAAAAACTCCGTCGTCATCGCGAAGCCTTCTTCGTATTCGTAGACCTCAAAGCCGTCGTTGCCTTCTTGAACCTTTACCGGCATATTCTTAAACTCTTTCATCCCTACACCTCCTTTGCAAGCATGTTTACACAGTCATCGAGAATCCCCTCGATGAATGCCAACATTAAATACAGGCCTGTCACTCCGTTTTCTGACAGGCTATACCCCTCATGTTTACCTTCTTGTGTGATTGAATCAGAGATAAAGCTGATAATGCATTTGACATTTTCTGTAGCATCAACTGCGCCCCGTGCATCCTGCAGCTGATACCAGCGGAAAGGCTCTGGATTCCTGCCTTCGCAGGAATGACAATCTTTCTGTGCCATAAAGCACCTCCACAAAGTTTTAACTATCGGCACAAAATAAAAGCGCCGAGTGGTGTTAAGGCCTTTGTGGAAGCCCCCATGCACCTCACGATGCACAGACACTCGGCGCGCTGAAACGCCTGATAAATATTTGACCGCCTCCTCTCCGCATCCAGCCGGAGATACATGACAGCCCCACAAAGTTTTAACACTTTCAGCATATGCCAAAACCATAGGGGCTGTCAAGGTCATCATATCAGCTTTCCCTGCCTGTCGTCTCTTTCTGCGGTCATGGCCAAAACATCATAGACAAATCTCTCGCTGACATCTAATTTTATAGCCAATTGCTTTACATTTGAGCTATTGTAGAATTTCCTGATATATCTCTTTTTTGCTTCTATCAAAGGCTTTGTTGATATATAAAGGCTCAGATTAGGCACGCCTTCCCAGAGTTTTACAAGCACATCCATTCCGCAATGCTCGGCGACAAGCAAAGAATCATGGCTAAGCAAGTCCTTAATCTCTATCTCTTTAATCCAGTCCAGAAAAGCACCTCCATCATATAAACAGCCTCTCATCATTCAATCTGTATTCATACCTGCCATGCCCCACACATCTGCATTCAACGCTGATGCCGTTTGCCCTCAACTCGCTAATTGCAGAGCCGACAGCACAGA